GCGTTCCGTCCTGATAACAGGAAGAGAGATCTAGACAATCTTCTTAAGGCAGCGTTAGACGGGATGGCTAAGGCATTAGTTTACGAAGATGACTCACAGATCAGAGACTTGCATATTCGCTGGGGAGACACGATCGGCGGGATGTTGAAGGTCAAGATCGAGGAGATGCCGTGATTGATCCTAACGACGCTGTTGAATTTATTTTTAAGCAAGGAAAGATTTATGCTAAGGCTAAGGCGGAGCGGATTTATCTTGAAGAATATCGCAAGAGTTTGAAGGCAATCCTGATGAAGGGGAGCTTAGAGAGCGCGGTTAACGCGCAGGAGAGGGATGCGTACAGTCATCCCCAGTACATCACGTTGCTAGAGGGATTGAAGGCGGCGGTGGAGACAGAAGAAGAAGTGCGTTGGGCATTGGTCGCCGCACAAGCAAGGATTGAGGTTTATCGTACACAACAGGCGTCAGCACGCCATGAAATGAGGGCTACATTATGAAGTTTGATGGGATAACTTTTGTTCCTGAGAGAGACGAGATTAGATTGACCGGTCAACTCGCAAGAGTATGGGACCTGATGATTGATGGAAGATGGAGGACGTTGCGTGAGATTGCAGATTCTGTAAATGGAACAGAGGCGTCTGTTAGTGCTCGTTTGCGAGATATGAGGAAGCAACGATTCGGGTCTCACGAAATAGAACGAGAGCATATTTATACAGGACTTTTTAAATATCGTTTGATACCAAACAAAAATTTAAACACGTCAATGAACGAACAATCACACAACGAATTAGAGGTTACGTTATGAAAGATCAGTCATGGAGAGATTGGTGGTCAAAGGCTCGCGGTGATGCACCGGTGGGGACTTATGACACGAGAGAAGAGCACGTTTACAGGGGGTGGTCTGCTGGTTGGGATGAGGCTATGGGCCAATCTCAACTTGAGATAATGCACCTCAAGGCTCAGTTATTGAGAGTCGGGAACCATGAAGGAGCCTACAAGGCTGCCTACTTGGCTGGCCAGATGTCTGTCAAGGAAAAGAAATGACCCACAACTGCCAGCAGTGCAGAGTGAATCCTGCAAGCCACAAGGTTCCAACGTCAACCGGAAAGGGGTTCCGTTGGAAGTGTGAGGCTTGCTTTAAACGACTAGCCCCAATGGGATTTAAGGACAAAATAGCATGACTCAAGTAATGGCAGAAGCAATCGTTAAGGTTTACAACGCTGCACGTGAACTTCAGAACGTAGCGGCAGATGGTACTGAAGAAGACGTACTCAATAAACTGATGGAGATCCGAAAATATTCCATGGAAGGAATAATCGGAGCTACGAAATGACCTACACCTGTCTGCGATGCGTCAGACCTATCCGTACCATCATTGTCCACTGCCCGTACTGTGGGAGGTGCCCGTCATGACTGTATCTAAGATTCTGTGCTGGCTATTCGGCCACAAGAACGTCATCAGTTGCATTGATGCCCACTATCGATACGCGCATGACAGGTGCGAGCGGTGCGGCGTTAATCTGCCAATTGGACAACACAAGTTTTACGAGGACTGGTCATGAATGCATTGTGGCCAGTACTTGTTTTGATTCTTTTACTACAAGGCTGCGCCACTAGCAGTATTCCACTACATCGAGATCCATACAAAGCCGCAGTTGTTGATGTTGCTACAACAGCAGCGGTACTGGCGAAGGGCGGTACGGAACTCAACCCGGTGGGGGTTCCCGCTACAAATGTGGGCAAAGCAGTTTATCTATTTTATCTCCGCCCCCGCCTTTCCGAAGGAAACAAGCAAATTTTTGATCGCTGGACATCAACCATATGGTGGGCGGCTAGTGCCAATAATATATTTCAATTCCTAATACCCAACAACTTCTTGGTCGGCGCGACAATAGGCGTAGCTACTGGTATTTACCTTTACAACTTAGAAGACAAGGAAGCCAACCATGCTCCTTAAATACGGAATATTTGATATATGAAGTGCCCAGAATGTTTAGAACCAATGAGAACTAAAGACACAAGACAATGGAGAGATACTACGAAAGATTTTGATTGGGTTGAACGCAGAAGGGTCTGTTCCTTTTGCAATTATCGCGTGATGACAATCGAAATGCCCAAGAATGTCTGGGACAAATACAGCGAGGGGAATAACGAATGATTATTAACGGAAAACTAATTCTCTGCTGGCTGAGAGGCCATAGGAACCGGGTCTCTTTTGCGGACGCAGACTACCAGCACAGGCACGATGAGTGTGATAGATGCGGAGTCGTCCTACCTATCGGTTACCCCTATCACAAGTACTACAGGAATCAAGATGTTTAACAGATACGACGACGTTTACAGCGGCGAGTTCTTCAACTCGTTGCTTGATCAGGTCAAGGAACACGGGTATGACTTACTTTGTTATTTGCTAGGAGACGGGCAATGAGAGATGAAGTCGTTGAAGCTCTGCGCAACGCAGGCGAGCTAACCCTGACGCAGATCAAAGTGCCGGGAAACCGGAGGGCATTAGTGAGTTTGATGACGAAGATGTGCTTAGAGGGTCACTTGCATCGGCGAATGGTTTCGGGTCCGAGGGGAGATACGTGGGCATACATCGCGGTAGATACGTCTGGTCCGTACCTGCGTGGAGAGCCAGACTACTGCTATCACCTACGGACGCTAGGAAGACCGATTGAAAGCGTCGGAGCGTGAGCACCTCAGCCGGGTGTCAGCACTCGGTTGTATGGTTTGCAGGAGGCTCTACGGCCCCCATGATCCGGCTCCGGTTGAAATTCATCATAAACGGGCCGGGACAGGGGCTGGAAGGCGTGCTAGTCACTTCGACGCCTTCGGTTTGTGCGTAGAGCACCACCGAGGCAACACGGGCGTACACGGGCTAGGAACGAAGGGTTTTGTGAAGCACTACGGGTTCGATGAGGCCGATCTCCTGCAGGACGTGCGCGATTTGTTAGGGAACTAAGGGTTTCCCCTAGTAAATATTTTTGCCAAAACCTCACACAAACGATTTTAGCTGTGAGAGTATCTGTTCATGCACTGCACTTCGCGGGGCACAACAGAGAAGGAAAGCGAAATGAACAACGACCTGCAACTCAACAACATCGACACCCTCGGCAGCCTTTTGGCACAGATCGCCGATCTGACCAAGCAAGTTGACGCGATCAAGGACGCCATCAAGGAGTCCGCGAGCGCAGGTGGCGACAAAGTAGTCGAAGGTGCTCTGTTCAAGGCTACTTACGTTGAGGCAAACCGTGAGACGTTTGACAAGGCTAAGTTTGTCAAGACATTCGGAGAGGACGTGTACAAGCAGTTCACCAAGGTCTCAGCAGTGTTTAGCGTCAAGGTCACCAGCAAGTAAACACAACGCCCCAGACCGGGGCAACAAGGAGTGAATCGTGGAAAAGAAAGTGAACATTAATAAAGACAAAGTGCTTGAAGTTATTAAAGATAATTTAATGATGCTTACAATGTGCCGGGCCGAACGAGAAGAAGATGGGTCTCGTGTTTATGATGAAGAAATGATTGAGTTTGCTATTGATGCACTCAATAGTGTTTACGAAGAAATAGAAGAATTGTAAAAGTTTCAAACGCCCCGAAAGGGGGTATTTCAACGCCCATCTGGGCATCATAGAGGAGCCAACATGGCTAGTTACGAAGAACTCAAAGCACAAGCAGACGCACTCATGAAGCAGGCGGAAGACGCTCGCAAGCAGGAGAACCGCGAGACTATCGCTGACATCAAGGCGATCATCCGTGAGAAGGGGATCACTGCGGAACAGTTGGGATTCGCCCCGGCAGGCAAGGGAAGCCGCAAGACAGCCCCGGCAAAGTACCGTGATCCGGTATCAGGAGCGACGTGGGCAGGACGTGGCCGCACTCCGAAGTGGATCAACGGCAGCCGCGAGGAGTACGCACTATGAGCGAATACCACGCAGGCATGGACGCCGGTGAGGCCCTGATCATCTGCGAAGTAGAGCGTCTAGCGATGGCAGCCGAGACGGTACATGAGAAGAACATCCTGTACAGCTTGCTCAACCACCTGAAGCTCGCGTTTCCAGAAGAAGAGGAAGCCTAAAATATTTTTACCAAAAGGGGTTGTGAGCCCCTTTTTTGTGTATACTGACTTCACTGCACTAACGCAGCAACCAGCGAACCGGAGCGAATCATGAAGAACTTTGAAAAATGCCAAGCAGCCTACGACAACCTGTACGACGTGCGTGCAGAGGTTGAGTTTGACGATGACCAATACGAGGATAACGAAGGCAACCGCACTGAGTTAGTTGAGCGGTACGTCACGCACGCTAACGCGCAAACCTTTGAGGACCTGTACTCGTGGCGCGTTGACGGTGATCCAAACGCTTGGCTGACCAAGTTGATCGGTTTCCCAGAGGGCCACTGGGCATGGCAGTTCGTTGCTGATGAGCTTGAGGCACTGGCCAACGACGTATACCCCAGCGACGACGAGATTGAGGCTGACGCCGAGCGTGGCGCGAAAGCACTCTATGCACTGACCAAATAAACCCAACGGCCCCTACGGGGGCCACGAGGAGGAGACCAATGCGTAAGCGTAACCCTGTTGTTAGGGATTTGATTCAGCGTCCTCCTCGTGGGGCAGGAAGGCACAAAGACAAACGAAAGGAGAAAGTAGATGCGGATCGAATTGACTATCCGGCGGTTTACGGTGCTCGTGATTCCAGAGGAGTGGTGCTGGGCAGAGTACGCTAACGGACAGTATGGCTTGGCCATCACTTATTGGCGACGGGCTAAATGGCAGTATGGTGTGCGCTGTAGCCTTCTCTGGGGCCGCAAACGACCGTTCGTAAGGGTCACAACTTATTCGTGTCCTATCGTAGGCACGGCAGGCACCGTCAGCCCTTTGAAGTGTGTTCTTCCTCACACGAATGCTCACCTGTATCGAGGATATAGAGATTAGGAACCAACAAGGAACCAACAAGGATCCATCTTGGTTCCAACATGGTTCCTTCATGGTTCTAGCATCAATCCGAAATGTCCTGTAAAATCAACACTCCAACGCAAAGAGACTGAAACTATGTCGGACGCGCACAACTTAGAAACCGAGATCGAAGACGGCAAGGTAGGGGCATTCAAGCTCAAGAAGAAGGCCAAAGAAGCCGCAACAAAGGCGTACATCAACGCTATCGGCATCCAAGAGCTTGAGAACGCAATAGCAGAAACCCGCCAACAAGAGCAGATCGAGGCACTAAAGCCAAAGAAGATCGGCCGCCCATCAAAGTACAGCCCAGCAGTAGCACAGGAGATCTGTGAAGGACTAGCTGAAGGCACTCCACTACGAGAGATCTGCAGACGTGAACATATGCCTGAGTGGCGTACTGTTTATGATTGGATGGCGCGGGATGACGCTCTATCCGCAGCCATCGCGCGAGCCAGAGATATTGGCTACGATAAAATGGCCGAGGAATGCCTCCAGATCGCTGATACGCCTGTGCAAGGCAGTAAGATCGTTGAGACTGATGACGGTAAGATCATGTATACCCGTGAGGATATGCTGGGCCACCGCAAGTTGCAGATCGAGACTAGGCTTAAGTTGCTGGCCAAGTTCAACCCTAAGAAGTATGGGGATAGGGCGATCCTTGCGGGTGATGCTGATAACCCTCTGCAGATCAACTTGCAAGCGACTGAGATGTTCGAGAGCATCCTCAAAAACGCCGAGATGACGCGGCAGATCGAAGAGTGACCTCCCATTTTCACCCTCCTTTTGGGGGGCAAAGTGGGAAATTGTCTCGATCGCTCGCCGGCCGGTATCAGTAGAAGTGGGAAATGCCGTCAAAAGTGGGGG